ATGGCCGACCATGGGCCTGTTTGCCGTAGTGGGCGGCATGCTGGATGAGAAGCGCCACAAACCCGCAAGCTGGGCACAGCACGGCACGGCGGGCCATCTCCTGCGCGGCGTGGCCACCGGCTACACGCAGGTAAAGAACGTGTCAGCCGTGCGCAATCTGGTGGAACTCTTCGGCGAGCCGACTTTCAGCGCGGATGCGGTGAGCGGCACGATTGACAAGATGATCAAGATCGGCACGAACTTTGCGGGCGGATTCATGCCCACGCTGATCAAGGACGCGGAGGCCTGGACTGATCCGCGCAACTTCAAACCCGAGGGCACGGCGGAGCTGATGCTGCGGAGCATGGTCATCGCCCGCAAATTTGTGAACGATGGCCGGCCCCAGCTCAATCTGCTGGGTGAAGAGGTCAAACTGCAACGCGCTCCGTGGAGTCGGGCCTATACCAGCGTGGAGAGCGGCGAGGCGCATCGCGTGCTGGGTGCCCTGCTGGCCCGTGGACTGGCCCTGCCGATGCCGAGCGATCAAATCAGCGTGTTCAAGAACGGCGTCAAGGTGCCGCTGGAAAGCCTGGGCCGTGAAGCCGTGTGGAAATACGAGAAGGCCGTGGGCCAAGGCTACAAAGAATGGCTCTACCTCGAAGGCTCCGACCTGCTGCAAATGCCCGTGAAGCAGGCCGCCAAGGTGATCGAGCAGCGGGCCGCGAGCATCAAGCGGCAGGCGCTAGCGCGGGTGGTGCGGTGAGTTGACAGGCGTGGTAGGGTGAAGACCATGAAACGCTTCACGCTTTCCCTGCTGGTGCTGACGGCGCTGGCGCTGCATGCCAACACGCCCCCGAGTCCCGACGCGGCGCAGGTGATGCGCTACCAGTGCGTGGCCGGCACGGTGCACGGCCTGACGAAAGCCGAGGACCGGCCCGCCACCTTCCGCATCGACACCGCCACCGGCAAAACCTGGATGCTGCAAGCCGTGCCCATGAACACGCCGAATGGCGTCATCATTGTCTCGACCTGGATCGAGGTTCACGAGACGAACGGGGAACTGTATCGGGTGGCGATGCAGAGCATGAGCAAGTGAAATGTATCTAGCTGAACGTCTAGCACCGTGACTTTTGCGCTGGAGTCCTTGTTTTACAAGGCATGCACGATTCCGCGCAACGCATTCTGAATCTGTTATTCAAGGTTCGAATCCTTGTGAGGCAACCACTCCAAAAGGGGTGGTTTATGGCCTGAAACGGGCTGGAAGGGCTGATTTACAAGGGTTTGAGGGGTGAGTTGTGGTCCAGAGGTGTGTCAAAAGCTGATTTTAATTATTTTCATTTATGTTGATTTATGGCGGCGGCTCGTCTAGCAGTTCGTCTAGCAGGATCAAACCACCTGCCCCACCATTCAATGAAACTCCCCGATGAATTGACTCCGCAGGAGCATGGCGTTATTAAAACGGCTCTGCTGGAATTGGAAACACGCAACGCTGTCTGGCTGAAGGACTCGCATTGGTCGCCTGAGATGCGGGCGGGTTTGCAGCGGGATATGGAGCAGGCTAGTGCGCTGCGCGAGAAGTTGCGCGAGGTGTATCTGGTGCCGATGGCACGCCATTGGAGCAAAGGGAGGGCGGCACGATGAAAACGGCTCTGGGATCATACTCGATTTATCGGCAGCCAAAGGCGCGGGCGGAGGGGCTGCCTCAGTTTGAGTGGAAGTGGGTCGTGCGGTTCTTTGTCGGGACGGGCAAGCCGCTGACGAGATCGAAGCACCCCTACCCTATTTGTGATAAGTGCCTGGCGGAGGTGGGGAATCCGGTGGAGACGCGGCCGAATTGCGGGTGCCAGGTGGTGGTGCGGAAGTGGGCGGAGTTGTTTCTGAAGACGCACACGGCGATGCTGCAACGCGGCGAGATGGACCGGCTGACGGAGCTTTTAACGCCGAAGCAGTTCACGTCACCTGCGGAGGTGCTGGCGGTGTATCGGGAGCGCGGGCCGGAGGACCGGGTGCAACGGTTGAACTTTCTGGCGGCGGTGTTTGAGCAGACGACGGGGAAGGACATTTCATGTGTGAGGTGGGAGGATTTGACGGCGGACCTGAAGCTGGACTGGGCCGAGCTGCGCCAGGAGGCTGGCCGCCGCGGCTGGCTGGGGCTGGGTGCTGGCCGGAACATGCCGGCCAATGGTTGGGCGATGCTGCGTGAGCTGAAGCGTGCGGGCAAGCTGCCTGCGCTGGACGATCGCACCGAGGCGGCATGGAACACGACGGTGAACACTTACATGACGAGCATCAATTCCATTTTTGGCGAGAAGGCGCGGACGAAGATCCTGCGGGGGCTGAACGTGCCGCCGCTGGCGGAGTTTCTGGGCTGCCGTCTGGCTTTGCCTGCGCCGAAGGGGCACAAAGAAATCGAGGCGGGTGTGATGGCGCGGATTGATGCGGCGCTGCCGGTGCTGCGGGCGGAGGATGCGCGGGTATGGTTGTTTGAGCAGCTATGTGAGGAGACGGGCATCCGCCCAGTGTCGGTGCGGCGGCTGGTGCCGGGTGATCTGCGGGCGCTGACGACGGCGGAGGCGGCGGAGTGGAGGTCACGCATGGCGGCGGAGTGGCGCGTCGAGGAAGCGGATCTGTGCGAGTTTGGCGGGCTGCTGCGGGTGGCGGCGGCGAAGCATGGGGCGGAGATCCTGACGCCCATCTCGGCGGAGGTGGTGGCGGTGGCGCTGGCGGTGCAGACGGCGGGCAGCCTGATCGGTGCCAGGCATGAGACGGAGGGCCGCCAGCTTCATGCGCGGCTGAATGCGTTTCTGCGCGTCTGTGGCGTGTCGGGCACGCAGGCGGCGTATTTGCTGAGGCATCGCAAGGGGCAGCTTCTCCGTCGTTTTGGTGGCAAGGCAGCGGCGGCGGCGGGCCTGGGCCATACGAGCGAGGCGATGGCGGGACGGTATAGCCGCGAGGATCGCGTGGTGCCTGCGGTGGGCCTGCGGGTGGCGTGAGTGGAGATGGGAAGTAATCGGACAGGGAGATATGGAGACAGGGAGATATGGAGACAAGGAGACAGAGAGATAGTAAGACAGAGAAAAGCCGCAGGACTGGTCCTGCGGCTTTTGATTTTCTGGAATGTTTCCGGTTTTGCGGGTGCTAACCGGAAATGTTGTCTGGATAGTTCTTGTTCAGCTTCTTCTTCGCGTCGTTGGCGGCGTCGTAGAGTTGAGACATAACCCTGTTTTCAAGTCCGCTGCTGCCGTGGTTCGCGAGCCTGTTCGCTTCGTCGTAGCATGTCCGCATCAGCGTGGTGGCAAGCGCCTCCATTTCGCGGGCACGAGTTGCGAGGTTGTGGATCAGCGAACTGTCGCCACTGTCGCTGGACAAAATGGCGTCAACCGAAGCTGAACCCGGCATCGCAGCCAATGAGCCACGAGCTTCTTGGTGGTGGAACGGGCAGTCCGCAGATGGGACCGTGGGGCACGTGCAGATTTTGGGAAGGCTCATGGCTGGATTTGATCGTTCTGGACACCGGCGAGAGTCGCTAGGTATTCGTAAAGTTCAAGGCTTCCGGCCTTCGCTCGCAGTCCGGCAACGGTGCCGTCAATGAGTCTATCGGCGAGCCGTTCGTTGCGGTTTGTGCGCTTGCTGCCCGGCACGGGTCCGGGCTTGCGTTTCTTGGTTGCTTTCTTCTTTGGCATGACTTTGAATGGGTTTGGCTATTTGCCACTGACCGCAGCGGCTTTGACTGGCTCTCGCCGCTGGCTCCGCTCCCCGTCGCTGGGGAGCGGAGCACCTTCGGTTATTCTGTCCATGAGAGTTGTTCTTCATGGTCTGCCCACGCTTGAGCAACCCAGGCTTCCAAGGCTTGGCGCATCGAAGTTTCGCCTTTGCTGAAATTTGTCAGCCATGTCACGTCGCCATTGTGTCCCCAGTAATAATGCTTAGGCTTACGGTATTGCTCAAAGCCGCAGGCTTTCAGAAACTCCTCATTTAGTTCGCGCAAGTCAGCGTCGCCTTCGTCGGCTCCATATTGTGCGCAGACCTGCTTGAGCCCTTCCATGCCTGTCAGCACGAGGTAGCCTTGTTTTTCCCAGTAGTCACAGGCAAGCTGGCTGAGGTCGTGCAGGTCGTGACGGCTGTCATTGCTTTCAATGCGCTCAATGACTTTGCTGAGCATTTCGTCGGAGGTAATGGCTTTCAGTGTTTTCATGGCTCTCTATTTGTTTGTTTGTGTTTCGCGAGGTCGCTCTCGCTTGGTTCCATTATCGCACTTTAATTGCTGGCGTCAATAATTATTTATTGGTGCCAAGAAGTATATTTGGAAGCGTGAGGCAGGTGTCCAGAACCAAACGCTGATCCGAACCGCCAAAGCGCGGTCGGATAGCTATGCGTTCGGCTTCTTCCACACGCCGGGCTTCACCCATTGCTTGCCTTGGGCCGCATACTCGGCAGCGCCAGCAGCATCGCAGAGAGCCATCTGTATTGCGTCGATTGGCTGGATCAGCCCTGGGCTTAGATGCGTCGAGTAGAAGTTTGCCATTTTGCGGAGGCTCACAGCGAAAATCGCCAAAGCCGAACCATCCGCTGCACCCTCAACGGCTGCCGCCGTTGCCCGTTTCATTGTTTTCTTCTTTGCCATAGTCGTCAGTGTTTGCGGTGCCTATTCCCCGGCAGCCGTCGCCTGACGCTGATCGTTCGGCCCCTTGCACGATCTGGCGGATCGGGTGCAGCGGGTGGGTGGTCATGGGCTGGCGTCGGTTTTGTGGGTCGCCGGGGTTTCGTTGAGGCTGATGGTGCTGGCGTCGGGCTGCTCGGCTTCGAGTTGCTTTTTGATCGCCGATTCAATCCACTCGTTGACCGTGATGTTTTCCCTGTTCGCAGCCTGCTGGATGCGAGAATAATTGTTGAGCGTGATCTGCGGATTGATGACCATGCGCTCATTCATAAGCGTGTTGATGATGCGCAGGCAGGGTGCTGGAATGGCTCGCTGAGCGTTTTCGGCCAGCCACCCATCGACCGTGCTTTTGCTAACGCCGCAGTGGTTCGCAAGCCAGGCCCGGTCTTGGTCGATTCGTTTCAGCCAGCGTTTGATGATGGCTGGCGTTGTTGTGGGGTTGTGCATGGGGATAAATAACTCTTTTTAGCACTATGCCAAAATATTATTTGCATAATTAGCACTCTACGAGCATTTGTTCGGCGTTCTGCTAAACTATGCAACTTATCACTCTCTCCCTGTCGCCGAGTCCCAGCATGCCCATAGAGGTGTTGGATCAGGTGTTTCAACGAGCCGAGGCTGAAGGTGTCACCCCCGAGGCGTGGGTGTATTCCCGATTGCAGGAGGCTTTGACCAAAGTGGAGGGCGCTGACCGCGAGGCCGCGAACCCGCAGTGATCGCGCTCGCTTTGTTTTTTGCCCTGGCTGTCTGCGGGCTGGCTGCGTGGAATGTGATCCTGCCGCCGCGAGATTATCGCGCCGATGATTTCGAGCTGTCGAATTTGCGCACGAAGGAGGACCGGCCATGAGCATGTCTGCCGAAGGTTTGAGGATTTCCCGCCTGCTGTCCAGGAGCGCAGGCGAGGCCGTGAGGGTTCCCCGTGCCGCGTTGGTTGAGGGCGGCACGGGGAACAATGCGTGCGGCTGCGTGCAGGTGCGGCGTGTGTCCCGTGATCGCAAGGGCCGCCGTATCGTTGAGCGCTGGACCGAGGCGGCGCGATGACGTGGCCGGGCCTGCTGCTGTGTGCGGCGGCCCTTTTCTTTTTTGACGAACCGATGAGTGATGAACTGACAGCTCTACGCAGACGCGGCCGCCCGGCTGGGCCTGAGCCGCTATGCACGGTGGCAGAGGTCGCTGAGGCGTTCCGCGTGCCGCTCCAGACTGTCTATGGCTGGACGCGCCAGCGGTGCGCCGATGGCAAGCCTGTGCTTCCCGTGCGCAAGCTGGGCCGACTGGTGCGCGTGCGTGTGCGGGATCTGGATTTGCTCGATGAGCGCCTGGCGTGTCGGCCCGCCGTTTCTTTTTTTGTGAAGGAGGGGCAAGATGACTGACTCTCCAATGCTGGCCGGTGGTGTCCTGCGTGCTTCCTGTGGAGCAGTTTGCGGGCGCATTACTCATGCTGCCGCAGCCAGCCAGGGAATGGATTCAGCGGCGGCGGGAGAATTTGCATTGTCGGCGGCCGGCCTGGGTGCGGCTGGGATCGGCGGGCTGGATGAGGGTGGAAATGGGGCAGAATCCGGCGAGACTAGATTTGTAATCTGTTGTTTACTCATCGTATCACTGGGGGAAATTGCTGGACACGGCTCTGCTAGACGGTTGGCTAGCTGTTCAGCGGTGGCAGGTGGTGCCGATCTGCTCGGTGGCCTGGCTGAATTTCAGGAGGGGGGGAGGGGGTCGCGGGCGCGGCGCGAGCGCGTGCTCTCAATACATCGGCAGCCAAAGAAAATTTTCACATTGCCCCAGCCTATGCACGCCATGCGATGCCCGCAGTGCCTTTTGAGTCACTGCATTGACTGCCTTGAAGTGGGATGCCCCTACCCTGCCGGGATGGTCGCAAAAAAAGAGGGGCGGGCCGACACGCCAGCGGCGGCGGCGGCTGTGTCCGCATCGCGGTGTCCGCAGTGTCTCATCGCGTCTCCCATCGACTGCCAAGAGCGCCCGTGTGGATGGCCGGAAAAAAAGAAGGGGGGCGCGGCATGAGCGCGGCGAATCTCGAGCTTTGGCAGACGGCACCTGCGACGGCGGCGGTGCGTGAGCGGCCGGTGCAAGAGCTGCTGCATTGCCAGCGCGAGATGGACGCGCTGAGCGAGCAGATCCGAGTGATTGATGACTTGCTGCGTGATCCTGAAGTTTGCGAACTCGACCGCCTGGCGCTGGCGATGGAAAAGGCGGTGGCGAAATGCCGGCTGCTGGCCTGCGCGAACATCATCACCGCCTGCGAGGAAACCATGCGCAGGCAGGCCGCACGGATGCAGGCGCGGCACGGCTTCCTCCTTTGACACTTTCTCTCAACCTATGAACGAACTCGAATCTAAACCCATGCCGCTCGCTTCCGCCGTCCAGGTGGTGAAGTGGCGGGCTAACTCCACGACGGGCGCTATGGAGCCGTGGCCGGTGGCAACCATCGAAATCGACATTGCGGGCAAAGTCACCTTCAAGGGCGACGCCAGCAAAGCCTACGAGACGCTGCTGCGGGCCACCCGCAAAGCCGCCTCACGGCTGGTGGATCAAAGCATCCGCGAAGCCATGCACGAAGCGCAACAACTCAAAGCTGACTCCGACCTGTGAAAACCTCCCCTTCTCGACCCCAAAAACCTGCCGCGAAAAAACATGGCGGCGGCCATGAGTATGTGCTGGCTGTCGAAAAGCTGCTGCCAGCCGAGCGTGTCATTGCCGGTCCTTATCTGGTTACGCACGAGATGCGGCACATTCGCAGCGAGGAACAAGGGCTGGCGGCCAAGGCGCTTTCGGTCCAGACAAAAAACGGTCACAAGGCGCGGATCGTGATGCACCAGGGCCGGGCGTTTGTGGTCCGCCCGCGTGAGGGCTGGGTGTCGGCGGGCAAGCACGGGCTGCCGCGCACGGCCAAGGCGGTGCCGATGGTGGGGCAGGTCTGGGTGAGCAAGGAGCACGGCACGGCCCGGATCACGAACCTGACCCGCGACAGCATCGACTACCAGCTTGAGGCCGCCAAGGAGGGCCACCGCAACAAGGTTTCCCCGCTGAACTGGTTCACGAAACACTTCACCCCGGCCCAGAAATCCCATGCATAAATACTGGCGACACATCGGCGATTACGCGAAGGACACGCGCCACTTGTCCATTCTGGAGCATGGAGCCTACACGCTCATGCTGGACTGGTGCTATGCTTCGGAAAAGCCGCTGCCAGTGGATGAAAAGGTGCTGTTCCGGTTGTGCGGCGCGTTTGAAAAAGCGGAGCAAAAGGCCGTCATGGCCGTGCGCGACGAGTTCTTTGTCCTTGAATCTCAAGGCTGGACGCAAAAGCGCGTGATGGAAGAGATCGGAGAATACCAGGACAAGAAGAGCAAGGCGAGCAAAGCGGCAGACATGCGCTGGCAATGCGAACGCAATGCGGATGCATTACAAACGCATAGCGTCCGCAATGCGAACGCAGATGCGAACGGTATGCCTCGCGCGCGCGTTCCAGCAACCAGCAACCAACAACCATCAACCAGTTTCTTGCTCGCACCTGACGGTGCCGAGCCGCCGCCGAGCGCCGAGGCTTCCGCCATTGACCTCGCATCCGATCCCCAGAAAAAAAAGAAAGGGGGCGCGGCGGATGAAGGTTTGGCATGGGCGGCTGAAACGGGCTGGCGTGGCTTTACGGATACGCTGATGAGTGAACTGGCCGAGGCTTACCCGGCCTGTGATATCCGCAGGCAAATGCTGGCGATGGAGCAATGGCTGAAGGCGAACAAGGCGAAGGCTAAAAAGTCGAACTGGAGGAAGTTTGTCACCAACTGGCTTGCCAAGGAGCAGGATCGCGGCGGCGATTTGCGAGGCCGCACACCATCGCAGGCATTCATGGCCGCGTATGAGTCGAGAAATGACCCGCCGCCACGCATGATCGAATCGCCCCCGGAAGGCTACGAGGCGGCGATGGTGGAGCTGTGGGGCGAGGGGTGGCAGGAGACGGTGCCCGCGTGGGCGCAGATGGTGGCGAGTGACAAGGCGCAGGTGCGCAAGTGGCTGGCGGAGCATGGAAAGGAGGCCGCATGAGCGATTTCCCGAACAAAGAAAAGCTCGTTTCCACCGAGGAGCGGCTGGCGAGGATCAACCGGGCGCTGCCGTTTTCGGATGAGGCGGAAAAAGGGGTGTTGTCGTGCTTGATGCAGGACCCGGAGCGCATTGCGGAGGTGCGGGCGAAGCTGCCGGTCGAGGCGTTTTACCATGTCGGCAGCCGGACGTTGTTCGAGGTGATGCTGGAGATGCTGGACAAAAACCTGCCGGTGGAGCCGGTGGCGCTGACGCATCGGCTGCGGGACCAGGACAAGCTGGAGCTGGTGGGCGGCGCGGCGCAGGTGACGGAGCTTTACACCTTCGTGCCGATCGCGGCGCACTACCCGCACTATGTCGGCATCATCCGCGAGAAGTGGGCGCTTCGGCAGACCATTCATGCATGCGCTGAGAGTATTGACGAGTGCCTGGCACATGGCAGCGAGGACACGAGCGAGGATGTGACGACCGTGGTAGGCCGTGCCGAGGGGCGCGTGTTTGAGTGCGTGCAGGCTTTGCAAGCCTCCGGCGAATACTCAACCGGCCCCGTGCATGCGAAGCGTGGCGTGATGGACTGGCTGGAGCGGACGGAGCAGACCATTGCCAATCGTGGCAAGATCATGGGCATCGAGACGGGTATTCTGGAACTCGATCAGACCGTGCATGGACTCGATGACGCGCAGGGCGAGATTGTCGTCATTGCCGGCCGCCCCGGACAGGGCAAGACCGCGATGGCAACGACGCTGATTCACAACCTTGCCGTCGAGCGAGCAGTGCCGGGACTTGTGTTCAGCGCGGAAATGAGCGCGGTGCAGCTTTACGACCGCATCATCTTGGGCGGCGCTGGCATCGACACATCCAAGGCCATCACCGGCATGTTTTCGCGTGACGATCAGGATGGCATGCGCACGAAGCTACGGCAGGTGCAAGGCAGTCCATTGCTCATCAGTGACGGATCAGCCATTTCCACCGCCGACATTCGCAGCCAGGTGCAGGTGGCGAAGCGGCAGCATGGCATCCGCTGGATCGTGGTCGATCATTTGCACCTCATCAAAGCCGTCAGCAAACGCGGACTGAAAGACGAGCGCGAGGCGCTGGTGGAGGTGATGGAGACGCTGCAATTTGTGAAGAAGTTCTACAAGCTCACGGTGCTGCTCATGGTGCAGCTCAACCGTGAAACCGACCGCAACGCGGGCAAGCCGCCGGTGCTGGCGGATCTGAGCGGCAGCGCGGCGATTGAATGGTATGCAGACCACGTTTGGATGCAGCACCGCGATCCTTATTTCTTTGGCTGGCACACGCTGAGCGCGGAGAAAAAGAAAGGCTGGATGGACGCGGTGGAGCCTCGCCGGATGCGGAATCCGCACTGCTGGAGCGCGGGCGAGAAGTATCAGCCGGACGAGGGCGGGTGGGCGCGGGAGGACTATGAGGAGGACGCCAAGATTTATGTGCGCAAAAACCGGCGAGGCCCGACGCCGGAGCTGCATGTGCGCTTCGAGCCGGAGCGCACCTGGTTTTCCTCACGCATGCCCAAGCTCAACTCCACCGACTGGCGCGACTGGCAGTTCGGCAGCTACGCGATCCCCAAGAAGGAGACGACCGAGAAACGCGGCCGTCCGAAGCAAAGCAGTCTCGATGAAGATTTCCCGGATTAACCAAGAACCAAGAACGAAGCTATGAAAGCAAACGAACTTACAATCTTCAAATCCGATGACTTGGTGCGTTGCATCACTGATGGAATCGCCAACTGGAAAAAGGCAGGCGACATGGTGGTGAATGCCATCGACCACGGAGGCATGAGCCTGCAAAGTATTGCGGACTCTTGCGGCTCTGAGTGTATCACAGTGGAAGTTTTGGCGCAATTTGAAAGGATTGGGCGCAAGCAGGTGATGCCGCAGGTGTTTGCGTTGCCGTGTGCGGCGCAGAAATACCTTGAGCGCCTGCCCTACTCCGAGCAGCAGCGTCTTTTGTATGGCGCTGTTCCTGTGGTGCTCATTAAGGATGGCAAGGTAGATGTGCTGGAGGTGTCAGTGAAAAACCTGACCCGCTACCAATGCAAGCAGGTGTTCAACAGCGGAGGAGTGCGCAGCGTGGAGGCGCAACGCGCCTGGCTGGAAAGCGAGCGCGAGAAGAAAACGGCGCAGATGTCCAGCCCGCGTCAGGTGCCGTGGATCGTGAAGCAGGGCAAGGTGGTGTTCACGGAACCTTGTGAAATCAACCGGCATGATCTGGCAACCATTTTGAGTCAAATTGCATGAAAACTAAACTGCGAAGACAGCGCAGCGAACGCAAGTTTGCCAAAGTTGCACGTTTGCCAGAAAACCAATGGGCAAAAAATAATAACATTCGATGGAGAGTCAGTGATTATTTTACGGGCGAACGCCGCCGTTCGTATTTCAAAAACGAAGTGGATGCTCGTGCCTTTGCAGCGGCGTTAAATGCGGAGTTTGCCAGCGTGCCACCCAAAGAGATTTATGCAGCGTGGGCTTTCGTTGATGAGTGGCTACGGCATTTCGGTGGAGGCTCGCTGCTAGAGTTAGGCAAAGCGAGAATCTTGGAGCTTCAGCAAAGCCGTCCATCAAGTAGCAAGCAAACCAAAAGATTTATGCAGATGCTTGCTGCTGGTTTTGACATCAAAACCAAAGCCATTGGTGCTTCAAATCTAATAAGCAAGAACCACTAACCAATAACTCATAACTAATAACACACCCATGCCTAACAAACTAAACGCCTACCTCGACCCGCTGAAACTTCAGGGCGCGGTTTTGATGACCCTGAAAGACAAGACCGGCGCACCGACCGAGTGCCTGGTGATCCCGTTGAAAAACTCGCGGATTCGCCGGGCGGAACGATCTGGCAAGCTCGGGTTGTCCATCGACCTGGTGCCGAATCGGGATGGCAAAGACGAGTTTGGCAACACGCACTGGATCAAGGAAAGCACCACGAAGGCGGAACGCGAAAGCGCCACGCCGCCGAATCTGCCGTTTCTTGGCAATGCCCGCGAGTATGACGCTGCCACAGGCGGCCAGCGCACGGCGCGGCCTGCCGGTGGTGTGCTGGTGACGGGCGTTGGCGGCGATTCAGCGCCGATGGCGGAGGGGATGGAAGACGATGAGATACCGTTTTGACCGCAACACTCTCCCATGAGGAGGGCGTAAAGGAGAAACTATGACACCTACGACATCACCGCCCTCCGAATTGGGAGCAGCACATGGTTCAGCCTGGAAGGTGATCTTTTTGGACATTGACGGCGTTCTCTCATCATTCGGCCTTCGTGGACTTTGCGGAACGAGGCTCGACCTATTCGCCGACATCGTGAAGCAGACGGGCGCGGAGGTGGTGCTATCATCAACATGGAGATATCCACACTGCCGTGATCAACGCATGAGGCTGCAACAGGAACTTGGAAAGCGAGATGTGGAGTTCTTCGGCATGACTCCGATTGTTGGGACGAATCGCGGTCAAGAAATTAAGCAATGGCTCAGCTCAGCCAGTCGCCGCCATCAGATCAACTTCGTGATTCTCGATGACGATCCGAACAATGAAATGGGCGAGCTAAAACCAAATCTTGTCAAATGTGACGGATACTCAGGACTCACGCCCGACATCGCCGCAGAGGTGGTGCGTCGGCTGAACGCTCAATCTCTGCCAACCCTGGGGCACGACCAGGGCAACACGACAAAGGCCCAATAACATGACCGAAGCAAGCACACTAACAATGACCCAAGACCAGCCCCAGAGGTTGGCAGCAGAGCCGGGTTGTCCTCCCGAATGGCTGGAAGAGATAGTCGAAACTATCGGCATTACCGATGGCGTCGATCTCGTTGAATGGCACCTAGACCAGACGGGCGACTACATCGTCAAAATCGAATACGGCGAGGAAGAAATGAGCTTCCGCGCGGGCACAGATGGCGAGAGCCACGGCCAAGACTACGATGGCACAATCATCGACATGACCACGACGGATCAAGTGCAGTGGTGGTGCGCTGGTGAACTCTACACGCGGCTCCAAAGGGCCAAGCGCAAGATCGAGGACTTGGAGGCGAACGTCCCTGCTCTGGCAGCAAGCCTGGCGGAAAACTCAAACCAAGCGACTGATACCCAAGATGAAAACTGACCCGATACTCCAAGAAGCTGGCGAAGCTTGCCAGCAGCAGGCTTGTTCGGCTTCTGCTCGCCGTCATGCCGACAATGTGTGGTGCATTGTGTATGCGGAACATAGTGCGCGATACCAGCATGAGGTAAAATGCACAGGCGCGGCGTGCGACTACTTCGAGGCCAAGCGCAAAGTCGTGGATGCACAAGCTTTAGCCGACCCAAGAGTGATCGACGCAAACCGGCTGGCCTATGGTGAGCCGAACGGCATGGATGAGAGGGCGCGAAGCTCGACATCCTCAACCACTCACAGCACACTATGAGCGATCTTCCTCCATCCAATTGTTCTGCCTGCCCTCAGTGCCGAGGGTTTAAGATCATTCTGAACTTCCACGGGCAGAGCTTGGGGCAATGCGATATGTGTGAAGGTGCTGGCATCATGCCTGAGTGCGTTAACAGGTGGCACGCCTATGGCCAAAGGCTCAAGGCTGAGCGCATCTATCGACGAATGACACTTCGAGCGGCAGCTAGGCATCTTGGCATAGACGCCTCCAATCTGTCGAAGATGGAACGCGGAATCATCGCGCCTCGTGGTCTTTGGCAGAACGCTTCAAGTCTGGCGACGGCGGGCGCTGGACTACCGAAACCATAAACAGGCAACGGCCCGCCGTTGCCAGCACTGCCGGGTTCTCCGGCGAACTACCCAAACCAACACCATGAGAAAAATCATACCAGAAGACAGACTCGATAGAATCCTCAAGTCCACAGACCTGCGGAAACTGATCGAGCAAACCGAAACAACAACAGCCCGTGGAAATGTGATCTGTCCATGGTGTCACGATACCCAATCTTTCCGCATCTCCGAGAAGCATCAAAGCTATCATTGCTTTTGCTGTGGACGTGGCGGTAACGCGATCCGTTGGATGATGGAACGCAAGGGGATGGGATTCCGCGAGGCCGCTAAGAAACTGGAGGAGAACAACCAGCTCTGCCAGAAGCGGGGCGAAACCAAACTTTGAAATCATGACCGACATCACCGCCCCGATTCTTGGCAGCAGCGTCTTGTTAGGCCCCGTTGGTCTAGCGCATGGCATAAGGCCGTATTACCAAGACGCAGCCGTTACCATATATCATGGAGACAATCGCGTCATCATGCCGCAACTCGCTCCGTTCGATCTCCTACTGACTGACCCGCCGTATGGGATCGGGGCGGACAATCGAAAGCGCATTCTGTCGCGGAGGAAGTTGGCTGCCGCCAAAGACTACGGAGAACAAAACTGGGATGCCGATGTGGTCGATGAATGGGTGATGTTCCTCGCTCGAAGACTTGGAAGAAAGCAGATCATCTTCGGGGGAAACTATTACGACCTGCCTCCGACGAAATGCTGGCTGGTATGGGACAAGCTAAACGGGGAGAATGACTTTGCTGACTGCGAGCTTGCATGGACGAACCTGGAGCGAGCTGTAAGGCGAAAGACTCATTTATGGAATGGGATGCTACGCAAAGGCGGAGAGGATCGTGACCACCCAACGCAAAAGCCGCTGGAGGTAATCTCATGGGCGCTCCAGCTCGCTGGAGACGTGACGACAGTGCTCGACCCGTGGGCAGGCTCAGGAACAACCGGACGTGCCTGCAAAGACCTCGGCAAGCTGTGCGTGCTTATCGAGCGAGAGGAACGCTACTGCGAGGTAGCAGCCCAACGCATGGAACAAGAAGTGCTCCCGCTAGGGGCCTAACGCCAGCGGTGAGCCGCGCCCCCTCGAATGACTATGAACACCACGACTGAAACCCTGACCCTCGAAAGCCCTGCGCAGGCCGCCAGCGTGACCAGCGGGGGTGTTGGCTCTAGCGCCTTGTTGGGCTCCGTTCATTTTTCGAGCGCGTCCGATGAATGGCCAACGCCTCGCGCCTACTTTGAAACGGTGGAACGTGAGTTCGGCCCCTTCGACCTCGACCCGTGCGCAACGCCTGCCAGCGCCAAGGCTCCCAAATACTTCACGAAAGCAGACGACGGCCTCGCCCAAGAATGGCGCGGGCGCGTGTGGATGAATCCGCCCTACGGTCGCACCATCGGCGCGTGGATGCGGAAAGCCTACGAAGCCGCGCAAGCCGGGGCTGTGGTGGTGTGCCTAGTGCCAGCCCGCACGGACACCGCATGGTGGCACGACTACGCAGCCAAAGGCACCGTCCGCTTCCTGCGCGGGCGGTTGAAGTTCGGAGACGCCAAGAACTCCGCGCCCTTCCCCTCGGCTCTCGTCGTCTTTGGTATGCCTAACAAGAATTATCCAGACTGACTTTTCCGCTCAACACCTGCAAAACCGGAAATATTCTAAAACTTATGAACCTGCGTGATACACTGGAACAAGTTCGGCTGACGTGCCGCATGCGGCGGTTGTCGAGGCACACGGAAGAGTCTTATGCTGGGTGGATCGTGCGGTTTGCCAGGCATGTAGCCAGCAGGGCGGAAGAGTCACGGGAGGAGCGGGTGCGGAGTTTTCTGGAGCAGATGGCCCCGTGTTGCTCGGCATCGACGCAAAACCAGGCTTTGAATGCCATCGTGTTCTTTTACCGCGATGTGCTGCGGCAGCCGCTGGGTGATCTGGGGAAGTGGGCGCGGGCGAAACGGCCGGCACGGCTGCCGTCGTGGCTGAGTCCTGACGAGATGCGGCGTTTGTTCGATGCGATGACACCGGGGCCGCGACTGATGGCGCAGGTGGCGTATGGCAGCGGCGTGAGACTGGCGGAACTGCTGGCGCTGCGGGTGAAGGACATCGACCTCGATGCGTGCCTCATCACGGTGCGCGGCGGCAAGGGTGACAAAGACCGTGTGACATGCCTGCCTCGCTCGCTGGTGTTCACGTTGCGGGCGCATTTGGAGCGCATTCGGTTGCTTTACGATGCCGACCGCCAGGCGGGGGCGATGCCGGTGTATCTGCCGGACCAACTGGAGCGCAAATATCCAAACGCAGGCCGTGAGTGGCCGTGGTTTTGGCTGTGGCCTGCGGCGAAAGCACCGATCCACGCAGCGGCATCGTGCGCAGGCATCACATCCATGAGGACACGCTGGGCAAGGCGCTGAAGAATGCCCGCCGTCGCTGCGGACTGAGCAAACGAGTCACGGCGCACACGCTGCGTCATAGCTTTGCCACGAACTTGCTGGCGAACGGCGCGAGTATTACTCAGGTGCAGGAATTGCTCGGGCACAGCAGCGTGGAAACGACGCAAATTTACACGCACTGCATTCCGCAGTTTGCCCGCAGCATCACGAGTCCGATGGACACGCTGCCGCAACCTGAGAATGTCGTGCCGTTTGAAGCGCAAGCAAGGAGGGCGGCATGAGTGAGCTGGTGACAACGGAACTGGGGCTGGCGGTGCCGCCGAAACCTGCGGAGGCGTGGCGGGAGCACACGACGGAGCGGTGGCGTGAACGTGACCCGGAAGGGTATGAGTTCGCGTTGTATCTGGTGCGCGAGCTGGGGCTCACGAACAAATCGAAGATCGAGGGCATGGTGAGCCAGCATCGCCAGGCGCGAGGACTGGACGGCATTTCACGCAACAGCATCATCGCGTTGTTCAACGACACGCGGGAGTTCAAACCCGGAGAGATTGACGAGATCATCCGGCGACGCTCGGCGCTGCTGACGGCGGATGCGCTCGACAAGGTGGAGGAGCTGCTTTACTCCGCGAAGGCCGCGAAGGACTTGGGCGCGGCGAGCATGGCGCTGACGGCGGTTTACAACGTCAAGCAACTTAGCAGCGGCGGCGCGACTCGGATTAGCGGGAACACGCAAGACAGCGCAAAAGCGAAGACGTTTGATGACTTCGTGAAGATGGCGCAGGAGCGCATGAAGCTGAAGGAAGCTGAAAGGGTGACGGAGGTGGAGGTGGTGCCGGTGAAGGAATGTGAAACTGAAGCGGGCAGGAGTGCCCGCGCTCCTCTCCAAAACAAAACTCTATGAGCACGGACGAAACCAGAATGGCGTTTGAACTGCTGGCGGAGACGCAGCGGCCGCATGGGATGCTGGCGGCGTTGTCGGCGGATGAACTCATGGCGCTGGGGCCGGAGGATGCGATGCGCGCGGTGCAGGCGCGGGAGGAACGCATTCGGGAGGCGGCGGATGATCCGTTCAATCACGGCTGGTTCTTCCGCTCATGGGATGACATTCTGTGGGAAACGTGCCGCCTGCGTGTGGCGAATCCGGGCGTGCCCTGCACGATGGGGATCGGCGGCTCGAATGGCTCCGGCAAGACGCAGGCGCTGGCGCGGTTTTACACGCTGGCGATGGAGCAATGCACGCCGGACATGCCGGAGCATCAACGCACGTTTTGGACGTTCAGCTACGACGACGACAAGAGCGCCGAGGTGGTGGAGGCGGCGATTCGGTTCTGGCAGCCGAACGAATACAAGACCGAGACGGGCCGCCTGAAGAAGATGGCGAACCAGAAAATGGCCTATGATCGCGCAGGCGGTTTCACGAACAATGAGTGCGCGGTGATGAGCGGCGCGGTGTGCCGGTTCAAGACTTGGGCGCAGGACATCGGCAAGCTGGAAGGTCCGCGCCCCACGACGGCCTGGGCGGATGAAAGCGTGCCGGTGATGGTGCTGGAGGCGGTGGAAAACCGCCTGCTGACGGCGGCGGAGTTCACGCATGAAATGATGCCGAAGTGGAAGGAACTGCTGGCGCAGAAGGAGCGTGACCCGGAGCTTTGGTTTCCGCGTGAGCTGATCGGCCGCCTGATGGTGGCGATGCAGTTCGTCACCTACACCTTCCGCGACGGTTACACGGAGACGGTGCGCTGGTTCATGGACAAGGCGGTGACGATGAAGGAGATCGAGGCCGATCCCGAGCTGCTGCCGCGTTGCGACGATCAGGGCCGTGTGATCGGTGGCGAGAAACTGCCCTGCGTGGTGCATTGCGCCATGCCGACGCGGCGCTTTGTGTGGATCTATGCGTGGCAAAATCCTCTCGGTGGCAACTGGGAGGGCATGAAAAAGGCCGAACTCAAAAGCCCGCGAGCGAAGAAACTTTGGAAATGCTACGGCATCGCCGAGGGCACGGCGGATTCACCGTTTCCGAACTTCAACGTGCAGGTGCATGTGCGTCCGGTTCCGGCCTGGCTGCCGCCGTATGAAATTGGAACGTGGTGGATGTCGCAAGACCCGAACGCAAGCGGCGGCCGTGCGTGGTTTCAACTGTGGGCGTTTGTGCTGGGCGAGGCGTTTGGCAAGATGCACCCCGGTGACATCCTCATCGCGCACGAATACCCGCAGACGAACGACATCGTGAGCGTGCCGGGCGCGGCGATCTACACGGGCGAGGACTGCGAATGGGCGCAGACGGGCGGCAAGAACGGGCTGGGTGTCAAAGGCAACGCGCAGAAGCAATGGCCCTGCGGCTATGCGTTCCGCGCCGCCGAGATCCGGCGCATCGAGGCGAAACTGGCCGACTGGCAGGGCGTCAAGGACATGCGCGGCAAGTTTGAGCGCAGCATGCTCGACCTCTACGGCCGCCGCATTTCCGACAGCCGCAGCACGAACACGCAGGTGGAAGGCCAGGAAGAGAGCAAGACCATCATCGAGTGGATGGAGGAAAACGATTTGTATTTCAGCCAGGCGGGCGGCAATGCGGCGGCGGACAACGTGCTGAGCGGTGAGCAGAACATTAACAGCATGCTGATGTGGGATCGTGAGCGCGGCATCATCCAGCCGAACGGCTGGATTGAGTTCGATCCGCAGCACGGGCGCGGCCCCGGCCTGTGGATCGCGCAGCATTGCACGAACCTGATCGGCGCGTTGCAGAACTACCCTGGCTACGCGGTGAGTGGCAGCAGCGGCAGCGCGTGGAAAGACCCGATCGACACCCTGCGCATTTTGTTGGCGGCGCGGCCCGAGCATCTTTCGGAAAAGGATCTGCGGATTGAGAGGGGCGGGAGTTATTGAGACAATCAGACAAGGCGACAATCAGATTATGAGCAACACGATGACAACAGCAAAAACCACGGCTTCAGCCAAACCGGCAAGCAAACCCGCGTTGAAAACCTTGATCACCTGGGCGGAGGTGATGGGGCATGCGAGGCAGGCGAGGATTTCCGAGCACACGGCGCGGAAGATTCTCTGCCGGCAGGGCAGCCCGGCGAAAATCCACTTGCCAACCATGCAGCAATTCCGGTATGATGAGGCCGTTGTGCTGCGGGAGTTTGGGTTGCTTTGATCCATTCCTGCCCGCACGGCCATGCCCACACTCGATTTAGATTCAGACGATGAATCCCTGCACGTCGTTGAAAGCGACGAAACTCTTGATCCCGCCTGGGTGATTGACGAGCTGATGGTGTCACTCACCGATCTGGGGCCGTGGATTCAGGACATGCAGGACCATGAACGCACGGCGCTGGCCGTGTGGGCGGGGCAGTCGCAGGACGGGCGGAAGCACGCGGCGAACTACGGCAAGAAGGTGTTCCCCTTTGAAGGGGCGGCGGATTCCCGCGTGCATCTGGCGGGCGCGGCGATTGACGAGCTTACCATGCTGGAAATGCTGGCGATTGAATCCGCCAAGGTTCAGGTCATTGCGATGGAAAGCAGCGATGCCGCCGCAAGCAAGAAGGTGGAGACGCTGATGAAATACGAGACGCGGCAGCGCATGCGCAACGAGCTTTGGCGCGAGCGCAATTTTGCGCGGCAGATCAAGCACACCTGGGGCCATGCCGTGATGCACGTTGGCTGGGAGCAGCGCATGGGCACGGCGCAGGCCACGGTGAGCGTGGACGATTTGATCGCCGATCACACGCAGACGAAGCTGGCCGAGGCCCGCATCCAGGCCGCCGACGCGGGTATGCAGCCGCTCGATGAATCCGGGGAACTGCTCACCGCCGAGCAGCAGCTTGCTATCGCCGATGCCGCCGAGGTGGAGGTGAACGATTTCCTGCGCTCCGACGATCGCGCGCCGCTGGTGGCGATGATCCGCCGCAGGCATCCGCTGCTTTCTCCCATCCGGGCGCGGCGTGCCGCCAAGGAGCTGCGGGGCGAGGACAGCGTGACGTTTGCCGCGCCGTATCGCAAACCGGGCAAGCCGTGCGTGCGTGCGTATCTGCCGGGCATTGACGTGTTTTATCCGCACTGGTGCGGCCAGGTGGACCGTGCGCCCTGGGTGGCGCATGTGGAGCAATACAGCGAGCCGGAGCTGCGGGCGAAAGCCAAGACGGACGGCTGGAATCAGGACGCCATCGACGCGCTGCTGAAGCTGGGGCCGAAGCCGGTGGTGGACAGCTCCGCCGTGCTGCACACCGTCGCCGCCAGCGTGGAGCGCATCTTGAACGAACCGGCGCGGGACACCTTCACCGCCCGCTATCGCAACCGCGAGCAGACGTGGTATGAAGTGCTGCGCATCACGGTGCAGACGGTGGATGAGGAATGCTTTCCCGCCGTGCAAGAGATCATCTTGCATCCGGGGCTGGTGGGCAAAAACCGGCGCAAGGAGGACAACGAGCTGCTGTTCGTGAACCGGCTGCTGGATTACTACTTTGACGGCGGCTGTTATGTCGATCTGCGCCGTGAATACAAGGCGCGGCCGTTGTTTGAGAGCCGTGGCGTGCCGGAGCTGGTGGGCACGCATCAATACCTGCTTAAGAGCACGCGGGATGCGAGCATGGACCGGACGAGCTTTGCCACCATGCCGATCGTGAAGGTGTCCGCACGCCGGGCTGGCAGCGGAACGCGCTGGGACTACGAGCCGGGCAGCAAGCTGCCGCTGGCCTCCGGCGATGAGGCGGACTACATGCGCCCGCCGCCGCTCGACCAGGGCACGGTGCTGGACAGCAACGAGATCCGCAAGGACGTGGCCGATTTGCTCGGGCTGCATCACGGCGACATCGTGCCGGCCAAGGTGCAGATGCACCAGCAATGGATTGTCACCACGGCGCTGATGGAAGAGCGCGAGATTCTGCTGCGCATTCTCGCGCTGGATCAGCAGTTCATGGACCCGCTTTATGTGTCCCGCGTGCTCGGCAACGGGCCGCTGCCGTTCCAAGTCACCCGCGAGGAGATCGCGGGCAGCTTTGATTTTGTGCTGGAGTTTGATGTGAAATCGCTGGATATGGAATACTTGCAGAAGCGGTGGAGCGCCCTCAAGGATGCGTTCAGCATTCCCGGCGTGGCGGGACAACTGCCCACAGTGCCGGTGGTGTCCTGGCTGCTGAACAACATCGACCCCGGCCTCTCCGATCTTGTCACCGGCAGCCTCACCGAACGCAATGCGGCTGAAGGCGAGGAGGAAAAAGCGGCCATCGCCATGCTGCTCACGGGCGTGGAGCCGACTGTGACGGAGAGCATGGATGCCGCCACCCGCTTGCAGGTGGATCAGGAGCAGATGCAGAAGAATCCGGCCGTGGCGCAGGCGTATGCGGCGGGCGGCATGTTCACCGAAATGATGAACCGGCGCATGCAGGCGTTCCAGTTTGCCATCCAGCAGCGCACCGAGAATGCGCAGACGGGGCGGACGGGATTCAAGCCGGTGGTGGAGTAGCGGGAGACAATCGGACAGGGAGACAATCAGACCATGAGACAAAGCAAAAGCAGAAACAGCCGAGTGCTGGTTGAGACGTGCATGGAGTCCGGGCCGTTGACGGAGGATCAGATTGCGGATGCTTTGGAAGCCACGCATGAGACGCGGGAGCTGCGGGCGGTGATGTCGCTCATCGAATGCTTCATTGCGGAGGCGCACGCGGAGATGACACAGCGGGGGCAGGAGGCACGGATTCGGGACGAGGCGGCGGGCGCGGCGCGGTTTTTGAAGGATCTGCGGGCCGATGTGATCCGGCTCACGGCGCGGAAGAAGCCGGACAAAGCACCTGAAAAGTGATGGTGTGTCATGGTCAATGACCGCAGGTGGCCCCAAGTGGTGAGCGTGGAATTTTGACGGCGGGGCCGTGGTGCGGTGAACGTGGCGGCGTGCGCAGGGCGCACGTCTTTTATGTTCATCTCCAATCATGCGGTTCCAAACGCACCGGCTGCCCGCAGGGCAGGTGGTGATGTCGCCTCCGCAGGCGGCACGGGCACGAACACACCCGTAGAAGCTGGTGTTCAGGGCGGTTCTGATGAATCTCCGTTGTCCATTTTCGAGTCACTGGCGAGCAACACGGTTGCCGAGCAGATGGCCGCGCTGGATGCAGCGGAAGGAAGCAGGACAGAGCCGGTGAAGGCGAAGGCCAAAAGCCAGCCGACACAAGCCGCCGCGAAACCGAAGTCCCAAACTGTCACCTCGACAGCCGACGATGACGACGACGCGGGAGCCGATGACGCAGACGAGTCCGACAAGACGGCCGGGAAATCTCAGGAACGCGACGCGATCCTGCCCGACGATGAGGACGAAGCCGCCGAGGCGCCCGCCGAGGATGAATCGAACGCTGACGAACACGACGACGCGGACGACGGGGAGGCGGGCAGCGACAACGACGACGATCCCGAGGACACGAAGGAAGCCGCCGCCAAGCTCAAGGCACTGGAGAAGGACAATTTCAAGACGCGGGCGAAGAACCGCGAACTGCGCGAGCAGCTTGAGAAAATCCAGGCACGGATGCAGGAGCTGGAAAGCCAGGGCACGACAGCAGGGATGCCGGTTCACGGCATGCCGGAAGGATTCGAGGCCGTGAAAACGGAATCCGATCTGAACAAGCTGGAGCAGCAATGGCAGGCGAGTCTGGAGTGGGCCGAGGATCACGAGCAGGAAGGCTACATCGGCAAGGACGCACAGGGCAACGAGGTGGAATACACCCCGCAGCAGGTGCGCCAATACCGCCGCCAGATGGAGAAGGCATTGAAGCAGGCCGACAAGGCCCGCACGGTGCTGAAGGACCGGATGGCGAAGGAAGCCGAGGCCAAGGCCGCCGCGAGCAGAAAGTATCCCTTTGTGCTTGATGCGAACAGCAGCCGCCACGCGCTCGTGAAGCAGATCGAGTCCGAGCACCCTGAGATCAGTTTGAGCCCGCAGCGCGCCCTTTTGCTAGGCCGCCTGGCTGTCGCCAAACTCATCGAAAGCGGCGCTTATGAACTCGTCAAGAAAGGCAGCAAGCCTGCTGCCGTCGTCACCCGGAAAGTCGCCACGCCTCCCTCCCCGCCGCCTGCTCGTCGCCCGGCTCCCAAGTCGGACGCGCCCGATTCCTTTGCCAGTCTCGCCATGAGTCTTGCGCAAGGCACCGTGTCAAGTCTGACAAAAGCCGCCTGACGAATGAGGCCCGGAGCTTCGCGGAAAACCTGAACTTCAACACTTCAACTTTTCCACGACCATGCCCGCCACTTTTGAGCGCACCCAAACCGGCCGCCGCGAAGACCTCGCCGACGCCATCTACAACATCGACGCGAAGGACTATCCTTTGCTCTCCGCCATCCCGAAAGGGAAAGCCGCCGTCAAGACCCGCTTTGACTGGCAGGCCGACAGCTATGCCACCCCGAGCACCGACGGCGTTGTCGATGGTGCCGACGTGAGCACCTACGAAGACGCCGCCGAAAATCGCGGCCTGCTCTCCAACTACGTCCAGAAGGTGCGCCGCACCCCGATGGTCACGGAGATGGCGCAGGACGTGTCCGACGTGGCCGGCCTCGCATCCGAAATGGCTGGCGCCATCGCCAAGAAGACCATCGAGTGCAAACGCGATGTCGAAGCCACCCTCGGCAGCGACAACGAAGCACAGGCCGACAACGGCACGGTGCCTTACAAGACGCGCGGCCTCGGCAAATGGGCGCTCAGCACCGCGCAAGCCGTGCTTCCGGTGCCCTCCGCCTTCCGCACGCCCTCCGCCAGCATCGACGCCACCGCGCTTGCCAGCGTGACCCGCGCCGTGGTGAACAACGTCAT